TGATTGGAGCGCTCGTGCTCATGTTCAGGCTATCCGACCAGAACGCCCAGCTCCGAAAGGGCAACCTCGAACTGCGGGATCGGCTTTTGCGGGGCAGATATGAGTACTAACAAGCGTAAAGAGCGCGTGATGCTTCGCGTCATAAAAGGCGGACTAGAACCGGCTGATCAATTCTCTCGCCAAGCACTACGCCTGCGTAATTACAAGGTGGGCGACATAGTAGCAGGCGAGATCAAAAAGCCACGCAGTCCGGGCTTTCACCGTTTGGCCCATCAGCTAGGAGCATTAATTTCAGAAAACATCGAAGCCTTTTCAGGGATTGATGCACATGCCGTACTCAAGAGAATTCAGATTGAGGCAAATATTGCTTGTGATGAGATCGCCGTAAATTTCCCCGGCATCGGGCCATGTACTTATCGTATCCCTCGCAGCTTGAGTTTTGAAAGCATGGAAGAGGGCGAATTCCGGCAAGTCATAGCATCCATGTGCGCCTACATCGCAAAGAAATACTGGCCCACGGTGAGCGCAGAAGAAATTGAACGGATGGCTTCGGTATGGGTGGAGGCAGCATGAGTAACCAACCACCTAACCATGCGATGTACGAAGCCATGAAGTCGGCATGGATTGCCTTTCATCCAGACGCTACCCCCGCAGAGTACGAGGCGGCCATGAGAAAGCTCGCACAGGAGTGTGGCATATGAAAGAGGTGCGCTATGCGTGACTATTCAAAAGTATCTGGCCAGTTTTGGACTGGGAAAACCGGTAAATCTTTGCGCGGTGATATGCAGGCGCAATTGGTCGCCATGTATCTGATGACAAGCCCACACGCCAACATGATTGGGGTATTTAACTGCCCGATTATTTACATTGCACACGAAACAGGAAGCCCCATTGAAGGGGCTATCAAGGGGCTTAAAACTCTGTGCGAAGGGGGTTTTTGCTCATACGACGAAGAGACTGAAACGGTATGGGTGCATGAAATGGCCCGTTACCAGATAGATGACCAGTTGCAGGCCAAAGATAGGCGTCAGGTAGGGGTGCAGAAGCTATACGAAAACATGCCAGAAGGCCGCATAAAGACTGGATTCTTTGAGAAATATAAAGACGCTTTCTTGCTTAAAAACAGCAAGCCCCTTACAAGCCCCTTACAAGCCCCTACGAAGCCAGAAGCAGGAACAGAAGCAGAAACAGAAGTAAAGACATTACCTTCGCCAGTCGGCGAATCTCCTTCTAAAAAACCAATCATCAAAAAACCTGAGGACGTTTCAGAACCCTTGTGGGTTGATTTTCTGACCGTGAGAAAAGCCAAAAAAGCCCCTTTGACCGAAGGCGCACTGGCGGGAATTCGCAGAGAGGCGGGAAAGGCGAATATCAGCTTTGAAGACGCCTTGAGAATTTCCGTAGAGCGGAATTGGCAGACGTTTAGATCCGACTGGTACGACCCGCAGAAGTCTCAGCAAGTGGTCACATCGATGTTCCGAGGTGTGCTGTGATTCACGGACTATCCCATCTGCTGGCTTTGAGGAAGGCTGGAAAGCGCCCGACATCGACATGGGTGAATGTCGGCATACCCTACCGCAAGCCTGTCTATGACAGCGATTTTGCCGTCATGGAGCTGGTTGCCGAAGGGAGTTTAACGACGGATGATTTTCGCCCGTTCGTGAATTTGGAAGTGACGCTTTACTCGCCGGAAGACTGCAAAACCTTCGTGCAGCTGATTGAAAAAATGAAGGGATACGCGAGTCGTCTGCTGGTTTTGTGTGGGGAATACGGCACTGATCTGGGCTACGAATGGCATCCGCAATGGGGACAGCACGACCTTGGTGAATTGCGCTGGGCGGAACAGTTCGATGCGGCAAGGACAAGCGTTTGCCGAACTCAAGCGGAAACCGAAGCGCGCCTGAGACTTGAGAGCGAAGCTTTGAAAAACGCACCGTGGATTTTGAAAGGAGATCAAATTGGCACACCTGTTGCAGCCTGACGTCATTGATTTTTCTGCATACATGCAGGAAACCGATACCGCCCACAATGTCCGTTCGGCGGCGGATTATGCCGACCAAGTAACCGACTATTTCCACGGGGAAGAACTTCACAGGGGATGCATGCTGCCTTGGAGAAAAACCCATGACAAGCTTGGATTTTTGCCGGGGGAAGTGACGCTGTGGGGTGGAATGTCTGGCCACGGCAAGAGCGCCATTCTCGGTCAGGCCTGTACCGAGTTTGCCCGAGCCGGGAAAAGGGTTGTGATTGCCAGCATGGAAATGAAGCCCGTGATCACGCTGGCAAGGATGTGCCGACAGGAATATGGCCGAGTTCCAAGCGTCGAGGCAATCCAGAAATTCCACTCATGGACTGACGGCTTGATCTGGATTTACGATCAGCAAGGCGCGGTTAAAAGCGCTCAGATGCTGGCGGTTTTGCGGTACTGCGTCGATGTCCTGAAAGCAGACCATTTCGTGATTGACAGCCTCATGAAGTGCGGCATGGCCGAGGATGATTACACCGCGCAAAAACATTTTGTCGACCAGCTTTGCGCGGTTGCCATGGATGCGAACATGCACATCCACCTTGTGGCGCACTCTCGAAAAACAAAAGATGAATTCACGCCACCCGGAAAAATGGACGTCAAGGGCACGGGATCAATCACTGACCAAGTAAGCAATGTGATTACTGTATGGCGGAACAAGAAAAAGGAAGCCGATGCTAGCGAGGGAATTTATCGAGGGACAGACCCGGATTGCTTGCTTATCTGTGACAAGCAGCGGAATGGTGAGTGGGAAGGGAAGATTGGATTGTTTTTCAACCCTGAAAGAATGCGATTCGAGGAAACACAGGGGGCTGGATTTTGATGGCCTGGCAGCGCGTTGGCACCCACGGAATGCAATCCGGCGATTACAAGGTAGCCAAGAACTACGTCGACGGTTGCACGCTATATCAGATTTTTTACAAGGATGAACTTTTGAGATGGTGTAACTCATTTGATGAGTGTAGGGAAGTCGCAGAAAAACATGAAAGGGAGATAACAGGCAAATGAGCAATCACACAACAAAAAACGAGATTGAGTTCATAAGAAATCTCGGAAAGCACAACCTCCACAATGAAAATTATTCCGGGCCGAGAGACAAGAAGACCTTGCTCGCAGGCTATCTCAGCGGCTGCGAGAAAAGGGAGAAGTGGGGAGAGATTAATAAGAATGAAGTGATGGCCTTTGTTAAAAAGGAGCCAACTATTGAGTAAATGTGCCATTTGCCGTGCTGAATACGAGCGCAAATACATGTCCCAGCCGACATGTGGCGAATCTATCTGTAAAACAGAGTTAAGGCGTCAGAAGGAAAGGCAGAAGGCAGATAGGGAAGAAATCAGATTACGCAAGGAAAAAATCAAGAGCCGAAGAGACTGGCTAAGTGAAGCCCAATCCGTTGTGAATTTATATGTTCGTGTGCGTGATGTGCTGGATGGGTGCATTTCGTGTGACCTCCCGTCAACGTGGGGCGGGCAGTGGCACGCATCGCACTTTCGCAGTGTTGGGGCCGCATCTTCGGTTCGGTTCAACCTTTGGAATATCCATAAGTCTTGCAGTATATGTAACAACTTTAAAAGCGGGAATTTGGGCGAATACACACCGCGACTACGGGCAAAGATTGGCGATGAAAAGGTCGATTGGCTTTATTCACAAAACACGCCAGTTACCTACTCAATCGAATATCTGCAACGCCTGAAAAAAGTATTCACGAAGAAAACTAAACGATTACTGGAAAGGAATCGCAATGGATTATAGGAAAACTCACGATGCAATCATTAAGCGCGCTTTTTCTCGTAATTACATTGACGGATATACAGAGAAGCATCACGTCATTCCAAAAAGTATGGGTGGTGGAAACGATAAATCAAACCTGGTGACGCTTACAGCTAGGGAGCACTACATCATCCATTGGCTGTTGTTCAAGATGCACAGAAACCAGGAAATGGCTTTCGCGTGGCATCGGATGACGCATGGAAAAGCGTCAGTAAAACGCTATGTGTCACATACGTTCACATACGCAAGAAAGACTCGCGCTGCATACGTTTCGGCGTTCCTTAAAGGAAAAAGCTTAACCGAAAAACACAAGGGCAGGCTGAGTGCGGCGAAGTCGGGCAAGACATACGCAGACCTGGGGCGTGGTGAATCCCCCCTCAAGGGGCGAAAGTACTCAGCATCTCACAAGCTAAAAATTTCGATCGCTAATACAGGCTACAGGCGTACGGACGAATCCAGGTACAAGATCAGCATTGCAAAACTTGGCGAAAAAAATCCAATGTTTGGGAAAAAGACTCCCGTAAGTGTTGCCGAGAAGATTAGCGTGGCATTAAAGGGTCGTGATATGGCACATAAGCGAGAAATCAGTCGGAAGAATACCAGTGGAGTTGTTGGCGTTTCTTATTCTGCTTCAAGGAAAAAGTGGTGCGCCTCAATTAACTTAAATGGGTTGTCCATCTACCTTGGCCGATTTAACGACTTTGATTTAGCAGCCGACGCAAGACGTAATGCTGAATTGAAATTCCTTTTTAACCACAAGGGGTTGAAGCATGAGCAAGCCTAAGCCACCTACCTGCACATTGGCCCGGTTTGTGCCTAGCCAGATAGACGTAGAGAGCGTCAAACGCGAAGGATTTAACCAGCACGGCATTCTGGTGGTGGCCGTGGAGGATCAACGGCTGAGCTGGATAGAGCGGCAGGTTATTCAAAAAATAGGAGATCGCCTTTATGCGCAGAGATGAGTTTGAAGAAAACCAGCGACTCCGCCAGCTTGTCCCCGTCGACGTAGATCGGAATCTATCCAACTGGGGAGCTTGGCGACGTACCGGTCAATATGTCCGTGGCTATCCTACTCATTCCACAATACTGGAAAATCTTGGCGGTTGTGCCAGTGCTGATGCATCTGATCACGTGTATGAGGCGCAGAATAATTGGCGTGCCAAGGTTGCCGACGCGGTGATTGATGCGCTAGAGATGCAGCACAGGGTAGCTATCTCACACGTCTATGAGGCGGCGGTGTGGGAGTTCAAGCGTAGGACTATCGAGGAAGTTCTGGCCGAGGCTGTAGAGATATTTTGGAAGAAAGCACAAGTTAAGGGGCTGACGTGATTTAACGAATTGTCGTGAAAAAAATTGCCGCTTTTCTTCTTTACACCTAGTATATTTTTTGATACAATGAAAATTGTGGGGCATCGCTCGCCCTAAAGAAACGCACAAGCAACCCTAGAGGTGGTTTTTTACGTCTGCAGATTGCGCTACCTCTCAGACCTGCCTTATGCGCAGGCCACCAACCCCCTAGCAGTCGGCAGCCATAAATTAAATCTTTAACTTGCGAATACCCGGAAGGACTCGCCTAAATGCTTACCTCAAAACAAGAAAATTTCGCCCAAGCCATCGCTAGTGGCATGAAGGCGTTTTACGTCTATGAGTTGATTGACCCATCTAAAGTAGGTGAAAGTAGAGAGGTCGAGTATGGCTAACGGCATAAAGACCGGAGGCCGGAAGGCTGGAACGCCAAACAAGATGACCGCAGAGTTAAAGGACATGATTCTTACTGCATTGGATGGTGCTGGTGGAGTTGGCTACCTTCAAGAAGTGGCAACTAGTCACCCCGCTGCATTCCTTTCCCTTGTTGGAAAAGTGCTGCCATTGCAAGTGACTGGCGCTGACGGTGGCGAAATTGTGGTGACCACGCGCATCGAGTTAGTCCCGCTCACGTGACGACATCAAGGATCGCTCTACCGTCAAAGCTGATACCAGTATTTGACGGTAGAGCGGATATTCGCGGCTCCTACGGTGGTCGAGGTTCGGGGAAAACGCGCAGCTTTGCAAAAATGGCAGCGGTGCAGGGCTACATCCACGGCCATGCTGGAACAAGCGGGATAATCCTGTGCGCCCGGCAGTTTATGAACTCGCTGGAAGATTCGAGCCTAGAAGAGGTCAAGCGGGCGATTGGTGACGAACCGTGGCTGGCTGACTACTACGAGATTGGCGACAAGTACATTAAGAGCAAAGATGGGCGCATCAGCTTCACCTTTGCAGGGTTGGATCGAAATATTGCCAGCATCAAGTCGAAGGGGCGTCTGCTGCTGTGTTGGATTGATGAGGCCGAGCCTGTTACTGATGAGGCATTTATGACGCTCATTCCCACGCTGAGGGAAGAGGGCACAGGGTGGAACGCTGAGTTGTGGATCACCTGGAACCCAAAGCGCAAGAGCGCGGCAGTTGAAAGGTTCCGGTACAGCACCGACCCACTGATTAAAATCGCTGAGTGCAACTGGCGTGACAATCCCAAGTTCCCGGAAAAGCTAGAGCGGGATCGGCTGCGAGACTTGGAAGAGCGACCAGACCAGTATGAGCATATATGGGAAGGCGCATACATCTCCACTTTGGTCGGGGCTTATTATGCCAAGCATCTCACCCAAGCACGGGCCGAGGGACGTATTGGCCGGGTAGGGGCTGACCCACTCATAAGCCTGCGGGCGTTTGTCGATATTGGCGGAACGGGACAAAAAGCAGATGCATTCACCATCTGGATCGCTCAGTTTATCGGCAAAGAAATCAGGGTGCTTGACTATTATGAGGCGGTTGGTCAGCCCTTAGCCTCTCACTTGGTATGGCTGCGCAGTAGTGGTTATACCGGCGACAAGCTCACCATCTGGCTACCGCACGACGGAAAAACGCAAGACAGGGTGTTCGATGTTTCCTACAAGTCAGCACTGATTGACGCCGGATATGCTGTTGAGGTCGTGCCGAATCAAGGCAAGGGTGCGGCGATGGCACGGGTGGAGTGTGCCAGGCGCATGTTCCCGCAGATGTGGTTCAACGAATCAACAACCCAGCCGGGGCTTGATGCGGTCGGTTTTTATCACGAAAAGCGGGACGAAACCCGCAATATTGGACTTGGGCCGGATCATGATTGGTCAAGCAATGGCGCGGACAGCTTCGGCCTGATGGCGATTGTGGCGGACGCTATCGGGGCGGCCACGCTATCAGCCAAACCCCTCATTTACAGAAAGAGATACATCGCATGAGTAAAATGGACGACGAGGAGCTGCTAGAACTGCTGAATCGCAAGGAAAGCGCCGCCTCGTCCTACGTTTGGGGACAGTTGGGCAGCGAGCGTGAGACTGCTTTACGTGAATACTACCGACTCCCCTACGGTAATGAGGAAGAAGGCTGGTCTAACATTGTCGCCTCTGACATTCAGGACACGGTTCAATGGATACTCCCATCTCTACTCAAGACATTTACCTCCACTGATAAAGCCGTCAGCTTTGAGCCAAGCCAAGAGAGCGACGTTGAGGGGGCCGCGCAAGCAACGGATGCTTGCAACTACGTGTTCTACAAGCAGAACAATGGATTTATGGTGCTGCATACCGCTTTTACGGATGCTTTGACGGTTCGCAATTGCGCCGTCATGTGGCGCAAGGAAAAGAAAGAGGATGTATCCATCATCCCCTTCAAAGGCGCGACGGCTGAAATGCTAGCGATGCTCACGCAAGACGGCAGCGAGATACAAGAGGCTTCCCCCGCGCCGATGATGGGGCAGGATGGCAATCCCTTGCTTGATCCGATGACTAACGAGCCAGTCATGGCTTTCAACGGGCGGTTGAAGAGGGTTGAAGAAAAAACCATCATTAAGGTTGAAGCCTTCTCCCCGGAAGACTTGCTGATTGAGCGGGAATGGACAAGCCCATTGCTGCAAGACTGCCCTTATGTCGCACGTATGATGCGCGTCACCACGTCTGACCTTAAACAGATGGGATTCGACGTAACATCCAGTGAATTACGCGGGTCAGCCGGGTCGGATTACTCGGGTGATTCAACATCAAGGCTCACCCGGATTAGCCAAGATGGAACATCTACCAGCGGGATCAGCCTGTCCAACGAACAATCTGATGATGATTCGATGGCGGAAGGTTGGTTGAGGATGGAGTGGGTATTGGTTGATATTGACGGCGATGGCATCGCTGAACGAGTCTGTGTCCTCCGTCTGCATGACAAGATTCTAAAGAAAGAAATTTGCTCACACGTACCCATTGCCACATTCTCCCCCGTGCCAAACTCGCACCGCTGGGACGGCATGGGGGTGCATGATCTGGTCGGCGACCTACAAAAGCTGCACACGGAATTACTGCGCCAAACACTGAACAATCTCTACCTGACCAACAATCCGCGCACCAAAGTGCTGACCGATGCCAACTGGTCGCCACTCGCTAACCTGGATGACTTGATGGATTCGCGTCCGGGGTCAATTCTGCGCCAGCGTGACCTGAATGCCATACAGGAGCATGTAACCCCCTTCGCGGCGGCAGCATCCATGCCCATGCTGGAATACGTGCAAGGGATGCGCGAGAACCGTACAGGGGTATCACGAACATCCCAAGGGATGAACCCAGACAGTCTGAATAACACGGCAACTGGACGGCAGATTGATCTATCAGCCAGTCAGCAACGGATCGAGTTGATTGCGCGTATTGCCGCTGAGGTCTTGTTAAAGCCTATTTTTACGGGGATACTCAAGCTATTAACTGAAGGCGGCATGGAAAAAATATCCCTCCGCTTGCGGGATAAGTTTGTCGAACTTGACCCGAATGAATGGCGCGACAGCTACGACATGACAATCAATGTCGGCCTGGGTACGGGCGATCAGGCGATGCAAGCTGGGGCGTTACAGATGATCTTGCAGAATCAGGTACAAGCCCTGCAAATGGGGCTTGCCAAGCCGGAAAATATCTACCATACCTTGAGCAAGCAAGTCGAGAACTCAGGCTACAAGGACGTGCAGAAGTTCTTTATTGACCCATCTACTAGTCCGCCTCAGCCGCCACAACCGCCACCTCCTGACCCGGCGCTGCTGGTAGAACAAATGAGACAGCAGGGCAAGGCACAAGAGATGCAATTTTCCGCCCAGCAAGAGCAGCAGAAGATGTCGGTAGAAGATCAGCAACATCAGCGGGAAATGCAGCGAGATATGGAACTAGCCCGCTATCAGCAGGAAATGCAGGCACAAGAAGCTCGCATGACGAACCAGATAGCGGCAGAGCGAGATATACAGAAAGCCCAGATACAAGCCAGCCTTGACGCGCAAAAGTTACAGTTTGACCAGTGGAAAGCCGAGTTGGATTCATCCACCAAGATAACTGTCGCTCAGATTTCCGCACAATCCAAGATGGACAACCTGCTATCCGCAGAGCAAGCGGGAAGTGATGACGTCAATGGCCCTATAGGACAGCCAAAGCTCTCGGATGTGATGGATTCATTGAACCAGATTGTGACGCACATCACCGCCCCAAAAATTGTCGAAAGAGGAGCAGATGGGCGGGCGATTGCCATCAATGGGCGACCCATCGTTCGCGGTCAAGATGGCCGTATTTCAGGAATTCAATAAGGAGTAACACGATATGGCAGCAGGCGCATTTATTTTCTCTGACAAGGCAAAGCTGAATTTCAACTCAGCCACGAATTTAATCAACCCAGCCAATACCTTCAAGTTGGCACTGGTTAGCTCTGCATGGACGCCATCACCATCTACCGATGAGGTGTGGGCGGATGTATCAGCTAATGAAATAGCCAATGGAAACGGATATACCACCGGGGGCGGCACATTAACTTCTGTCGCTTTGACGCAGGCTGCTGGCGTCGTGAAATTTACATCTGCCGCCTTTGTATGGACGGCCTCTGGAACGGGTATTCCTGCATGGCGGAGAGGGGTTGTCTATGCCTCTGGAACGCTTAATGGGAAGGTCAATCCTATTGTGGGATATTTCCTAGGGGATTCCACTCCCGCTGATATTCCGCTGACCACGTCGGGAAACACATTGACAGTAACGCCGAATGCATCCGGTATTTTGAGCGCGACCTGATCATGGCTCTCCGAGACGAAATCCTCTCCCGGCCCGACTGCGCTGCTGCTCTCGCTGTACGTGACTGCGGCGCATTGGCAGCGATCCTATCGGTTGGGCGTACGAAACTGATTGAACGCAATGTCGGCTATGGCACAGTCATGGATACGCTGGGTGCAGATAATGGTGCGGCCTTCCTCGATGGCTTGACGGCGGTTGCTGCAACCAGTAGCCCCGTGAAATGGGCATTGAAGTTGCTGGATCGTGGCGAACTGAACATCGGCGCTGCTGCGACACAATCACAACTGGATGCACTGGTCACAGCAGGAGTTATGCCGCAGGCCGTGGCAGATGCACTCAAGGGCTTAGCGGTTTCGCCGGATGAGATTACCGCGTCACAGGTGCAGCAGGCATTGGAGGGAGTGTAATATGGCTAGCATAAAACAGATTGTGGGCGCTCGCACAAGCCTGACAGTTACTGGATTGTCTACTCTGGCATCCGGTACTTATGTCAGTTCTTCGGCCTATACAGCAAATACTAATCAGCCGCTGGATGTGATCGTAGAAGTCGATGTGGCTACCACGAACACGCCTGCTGGTAACAAGCAGCTTGCCGTATTTGTCCAAGAGTCTCTCGATGGCACGAACTTCCGCTCTGGGCCGGGTAGCGGAACCACAACCACGGATGAGCCGAATCTTCGCTTCCTTGGTACTGTACCGATGAACTCTGTCACTACCACACAGATTGGCACATTCTCGGTAGCGCAGGCGTTGGGCTACTGCCCATACGCTTTCAAGGTTATTTTGAAAAATGACCTAGGTGTTGCACTGACTAGCGGAACAGTCTATACCAGCGAGATAAGCAGCACGGTTGCATAAGGTTGTCCATGAGCAACCTAATACTTCCGCAGAAATGGACTAGGCAGCCGCAGGTTCCGGTTGAAATCGACTGGGGGAGTCCGCTTGTCGCCGCTTTGGGACTCACAGAGGTTTGGTATCCGCGAAACGGCCTAGCATCTAAAACCCTTATCAGAGGTTTTACACCAACAGCCTACGTTCCTAGCGCTGTTGCCGTGGGGTATAGCGAGAACGGTGCTGGTGCGCGTTTTTTATCGAATACACAAAACAACGGGATAGCAATCGCCAGCAGTGCGGATGATATTTTTCCCGACCTTACGCAGGCCAGTATTTTGGTCATGCGAAAATCAGCGGATACGGTTTTGCGTGCCTCTACCTTGTTCGGCGCGGGGTTTACCGTTGGTAGCAACAACAGAATTATTCTGCATGCGCCTTACAGCGATGGTATTACATGGTTCGAGTATGGTGATAACACAACCACGAATAAAATATCCATTGGCGGCACGGTAAAAACTACTAATACTGAGAAATTCGCTCTAATCGCCGGGCCAAGCAAAGGGCGCGAGATCTGGAGAAATGGCGTCAAGGTCATTGGCGACACGTCTAAAAACGCAGCCAGAACAAGTAATACTAATCCGTTCAGGATAGGCTCGGTCTGGGACAATTCCGCTGTCCCATCTGACATCGAGACGGTATCTCTCGTTATCATCGGTAAAAAAGAATGGCCGGATTGGGCAATTAAAACCCTCTCGGATAACCCGTGGCAGATTTTCAAAGCCCCTGCGAGAAGGCTGTGGGTAGGGGCAGCGGGGGGAACAGATACCCCCGTTAATCCTGGGGTTGGATCAATCGCAATAACAGGCTATGCCCCGTCCATAGCACAGACTGCGAATCAAGCCGTAGCGCCTGATGTGGGCAATATCATCATTACAGGCTACGCGCCGACGATCAGCCAGCCACAGGCAGTTAATCCAGGTGTAGGTAGTCTAACTATCACTGGCTATGCCCCAACGGTTACGCAGAATGTAGATGTGCCTGTTAATCCAGGTGTTGGCACGATAGCCATCACAGGGTATGCGCCCACAGTTGCGCAGAGTGCGAATCAGTCAATCACGCCTGACGCTGGCAATATCACCATCACAGGTTATGCGCCTAGTGTTGACCAGTCGGCTAATCAGGATGTAACGCCAGATGCAGGGTTAATCAGTATCACGGGTTATGCGCCTACGGTTGAACAAGCAGCGGGGTCGCCCAGCCTGACACCGGGTGTCGGAACAATAACCATTACTGGCTATGCGCCTACGGTTGAACAAAGTTCACCACTTAGGTTAGGTGGTTTTGAATACAGCAACAAAGTCTATATCAAGCGAAACAAGAAGATATACATATTTGATTCGGTTGAAGAGGCAGATTCATACCTTGAAGCGGAAGCCAAGGCAGAGGAGATTGTCCAACAATCGAACAAGACTTCTCGCCTGGCTAGAAAGCGGGCGAGAGAAAAAGCCTTCAAATCGCTGGCGATTGAACCCGTTGAGACCATAGATATTCCTGCGCTGAAAACGCTAGTGTCTCAATTGCAGACAGGCTTTGAGTTGCCGCAACTGATTGCCAAGCAGGATTGGCAGCGAGTTGTCGAGATTTACCAACAAGCGATGGAAATGCAAGACGAAGAAGATTTACTTCTCATCCTTTAAGGAAACACTATGTCTACGACTGTAAATGCAGTTCTTGCCAGTGCCGCCAGAACAGCAATCGGGCGGCAATTGATCAAGGTGGCGGCAAACTCTGGCAAATATGGTCGCTTAAGCTACGCCATTAGCGGTACATCGCCTTCCTTTACTTTCTCGGCAGTGGTTGAACCCAAGAGGTTGCTATGACAGATCACGGAACTGCACAACGCGGCATGGAAGCCCGTCAGGTACTCGATAACGACGCCTTCAAAGAGGCGATGACTGTGCTCAAAGACCAGATTGTCGAGCAGTGGAAAAACTGCCCTGTGAGAGACAAAGAGGGCCAGACATTGCTGCTTCAATTGGCGAAAGTCGCAGAGAAATTTGAAGGCACGCTGATCGGCATGATTGAGCGCGGCAAGATGGCGCAACACAAGATAGATTTGAACGAATTGCGGGATGAAAGCAAGCCCCGCCGATTCTTTCGCCAGGTTTTATAGACAGGCACTTGTCTTTTTTGCGACCGCAGTGATGCGCCGCGTCCTCTCTAGTGCCGTGAGAGGGGATTCAGACCATAGGAAACCAAAATGCCCGGATACGCTGATTCAGCACCCGAAGCAGGGTTAGCAGACCTCGCCTCATTCTTGTCAGACACGCCTGAAAGGGAACCCGACGAAGAGGCACTTAACGCAGAATCTCCACCCCACGAGGACACGGAAGATGATGCAAAAACTCAACAGGAAGAGGACGAAGACGCCGACGAGGAACCCTCCGAGGATGAAGACGCCCCGCCTGCACCTGAGCGCAAAATCAAAGTCGCCATCAAAAACGACGAGGGCGAAGAGCAGGAACTCGAAGTATCCGAAGAGGAATTGGTCAAGGGATACCACCGCCAGCAAGACTACACCAAGAAAACGCAAGCCCTTGCGGAACGGGAGAGTCAGGCCGTCGAGTTCTTGAAGTCAAAACACGATGAATTCCGCCAGCAGTATTTGTCACAAGCCGAATTAGCACGGGCGGCAGTGGCCAATATGGCGGGAATCAAAACCGAGGCTGAACTTGCTCAATTGGCAAATTCAGACCCGGCAGCGTGGGTAGCGGAAAGTCAACGCCAAAAAGAGATATCTCATTACCTGAACCAGCTTGATCAGCAAATCAATGGTGAAAGGCAAAGAGCGGCTCAAGAGCAAACCGAGCGACAGGCGCAAACGCTCCAGGAGCAATACCAAAAAGCATGGACGGTATTGGCGAAGGAGAAGATAGACAAGCCAACTCTCACCAAGATTTATGACGACGCGAAAAAGGTCTATGGCTTCACCGATGAAGAACTCGGTGGGGTGTATGACTCACGTCTGGTGATGGCGTTGCGGGATGCGGCTGCTTATCAAGCCTTGAAGTTGCAAAAGGCGGAAGTGACCAAGAAAGCCGTTGATGCACCCCGCTTGCCCAATAAACAAACAACCCCGGCTAACGAGCGTCGACAACAAAAGCTGAATGACCGCTTCAAGGGCGGCCGTGCCAAGTTGTCCGACTTAGCAGAACTCTTACGATAAAGGATTAAATCATGGCACAACCAGCCAACTTATACGATAAATTTGACCTCACCGGAGTACGTGAAGACTTGATCGACAAAATCTTCAACACGTCCCCCACTGAAACCCCTGTGATCACCGCTTTCGGTCGCAGCAGCACGAACAACACCTACCACGAATGGCAGCGCGACTCCCTCGCTACCGCCAATAAAGACAACGCACTGATTGACGGCGATGACTTTTCGGCACAAGCGTTGGTAGCGACAGCCCGTGTCGGCAACTATTGCCAGATTTTCAATGCACAGCCTGCTGTCTCTCGCCGGGCCAACATTGTGAAGAAGGCAGGCCGTGCGGCAGAAATGGCTTACCAAAAAGCCAAGGCCATGCTGGAAATCAAGCGCCATATGGAAGCGTCCATCGTTTCCAACAACCCAGCTGTGGCAGGTAACTCCACAACTGCTTCCAAAGCGGGCGGCTTAGGCGTGCAGAACTATGCCAATACGAATCACGGTGTCGGCGGTTCTACTGTCGCATGGACATCCGGCGCACCAACGACCGCACCGACCGCAGGCACAGCACGGGCCTTTACGGAAACAATCCTGAAAGACGTTGTCCAGAAGGCTTATATCGCTTCTGGCGAAGTCCCGCGCATGGTGGTGATGTCGCCTAACCATAAAGGGGTGTTCTCCACCTTCACTGGTATCGCGGTCAACCGTTATCAGGTCGGCAAGAAAGAACAGGGTCGGATTGTCGGCGGGGCAGACGTTTATATGTCTGACTTCGGAGAATTGGAAATCGTGCCGCACTACCTGATGGCTGGGGCAACCGATGTTCATCTTATCAATACTGAGTACGGAGAAGTCGTTTTCCTAGACGGGTTCCGCACTCAGGAAATTGGTACGACAGGCGATAGCCAGAAGAACTTGATTACAGCAGACGTCACCTTTGCCGTGCGCGCCCCTAATGCGTTTGGCAAGGCCGCTGATCTATCAGGTGGTTAATCCGGTCAATTGATTTAGCCGCAAGGCCGAAGGGGTGAAAAGCCCCTATTTTACTTTGGAGAGATTATGACGCCCATAGAATCGTTTGAATTAGATGAAGGCTATGACGCCACTGGCGTGCGCACCCTTGTCAAGTTTGAAGGGGATCAGGCGATCAAGATTCAAAGCTATGACGCTGCCCCGCTGGTTGATCAATGCAAGGCGGAACGCAACGCAAGTGCCGGTATGTCATGGGGGGAAGGCAGAAAAGTCGGCAGCATACCGCCGCATGTCTATGCCCGTTTCCTGATGATTAAAGACCAGCGAGAGCGCACCAAGCTGATTCAGAACTTCTTGCGAATCAATACCGATTTTGTCACCTTCGACAGGTATCTGAAATGAACTATACCGAGTTGAAGAATGCGATAGTGAATTACACGCATCGGGATGACCTGACCGCTAAATTACCGACATTCATCCAATTAGCCGAAGCCCATATCTTCCGCGAATTAAGCCTAAACGAGATTGAAAGTTCAGTCACATCAACGACATCGGGAAGCACGATTACACTGCCTGCTGATTTTGGTCAGCTATCACGGCTGACCCTTACCTATCAAGGGCGGGAAGTAACCATCGACTCCGCCATTAATCCCGATGTATCCACGACTGCGGGATTCCCCGCCAGCTACACACTAGAGAATAATGTTCTCAGGCTGTTTCCAGCTCCAGCAGACGCTTATAGCTACACCCTGTTCTATATCCCATCGATCACGGGGCTATCGGATGCCAACACAACAAATTGGCTATCTATTAACGCACCTGATTTATACCTGTATGCCGCTGCGCTTGAATATGCGCGGGATGCCAAGAACCTGAGTGAAGTACAAAAGCTGGAGCCAACAGTGAATACTCTGATGGATTCAGTCCGCAGACATTCCGAGCGACGGGGTATTGCGCGTCGGGGCAGCCTACAAATCAAGCCAAGGCGCTGGTAATGCTGATTCCATTCTCAGGCTACGCGCCAGACCTTGATCCTGCGACGCCGGGGATTATTACTGACCTCGTTGATTATTTCCCTACATCAAAGGGATATGGCGCAGCGCCATCAAATACGTCAGGCGGGTTTGATGCTCTGGCGACTGCCTGTCTGGGGGCGGCTCTGCTGCAAAAGCTGGACGGCTCATCCCGGTTGTTTGTGGGAACCGCCACCGCGCTTTATGAAGCCTCTGCCATTCCTACTTATACAGATCGGTCAAGAGTCGGCGGCTACAGTGCCGGGGCAGACCATCGGTGGGCATTTGCCCAGTTTGGCGATACGTCTCTGGCAGCGATTAAATCGAATCTGTTGCAATCGTCAAGCACCGGAGCATTTGCTGACATCGCTGGCGCACCCAAGGCCCGGTTTGTTGAAACTGTGCCGGGGTTCGTTATCCTTGCCGATACCAATGAAGCGACCTATGGAGATCAATCTGACCGATGGTGGTGTTCGGCTTACAACGATGCTACAGGCTGGACGCCATCTGTATCCACTCAATGCACCACAGGCCGACTGATTGGCTCCCCTGGCCCGGTCAAGGGGTGGAAGCGGCTGGGTGATGACATCGTGGCCTATAAAGACCGCGCAATTATTGTGGGGCGATATGTGGGCTCCCCTGCGGTGTTTGAGTTCAACCAGCTACCGGGGGATGTTGGGTGCTCTTCCAATGATGCGATTGTATCTATCGGGTCAGCTCATTTTTTCATCGGGCTGGAAGACTTCTATCTGTTTGACGGTTCTCGTCCAATAGGGATAGGCGGCCCGGTCAAGAAAACATTTTTCACTGACCTGAATAAGCAATACCGCTACAAGATCGTGAGCCTGCATGATCGAATCAATTCACTGGTGATGTTCTTTTATCCCAGCACAGCATCAACCACTGGGGTGAATGACAGCTGTATTTGTTATAACTACAAAACCGACAAGTGGGGCAAGATCAATCGCGGGGCAGAGGCCGGGCTGGAAAACCTGACTGGGCAGATTACCTATGCGAATATCAATAGCTATTTTGCGACCTATGCTGATATCAATATCACATATGACTCACCATTCTGGTCACAGAACTATCCCGTTCCCACGATATTCGATACAGCCCACACCATGCAAACGCTCACCGGAATACCGGGGACTTGCTCAATAACAACTGGGGATTTGGGGGATGATAATACGTTCAGCCTGCTAGACAGAGTACGCCCAAGGTTCAGCACAGCCCCTACCTCGGCCACGCTGACCAATTATTACCGCAACACTTCCGGGTCAAGCCTGACACAAGATCAGACCGTCACCATGACTAGCGGCAAGTGTGACTTGTTCCGGTCAAGCCGCTGGCATCGTCTCAAGCTAAGTACCTCGGGCGTGTCTGAATTATCGAGTATTGATGTCTCTCTTCAAGGTGAGGGGACAGAATGAGAATCAACATAGACCCAAGATTACCCGGCGACGCCAAACCAACGGTTGAATGGCTCACCGGATTCAAGCTGTCGATAGGGAAACGGCTCAGTGATCTAGCGATTCAGTTGAATGGGGTGACAGAAGGCCGATTATCCGCCATTAGCAATGCTTACACGGCAGCTCCGACGACGGGCACATGGGCGCAGGGAGATTTTATAAGGAATAGCGCCCCCGTTGAAGCGGGAACAGCCGGGAGCAAATATGTGATTGTTGGTTTCATTTGCACGGTTTCTGGAACTCCGGGAACGTGGAATCAATGTAGGTATCTCACAGGCGGCTAGAAATGGCTTCATCAACCGTCATTCCTTTTCCCCGCACTAGTCTTTGCATCGTTGTTTGTGGAATGTTGACTATTTTTGCGATATGAGAAAGAGCCATCATATGGTCGTTAAACAGGTACTTTGTAGTGTCCCTTCGATTCGCCGATTGCTGGCTTGTTGTGGCCCATCTGCAATTATCGGGGGAGTAGTTTCCATTAACATCAATTCTGTCAAGGGAGTGTTTAGATGATGGCTTGTTTTTCATGTCTAAAAAGAAATTTTCGAAAGATTCAGACCATCTATCGCACACTTTTATCCCGCGTCCACCATAGTAATGGTAACCCTTGTATGTGGCGTTGTTGCACCGTTCCTTCATACCACTCCAAGCCTTGTATTCTGGTGTTTTAGACTTCCCATGCTTGAATTTAATAACAGAAAGATTATCCAACTTAAAGCAACCGCAAGATTTTGTATGGCCAGATTGAAGTTTGTATTTATCTGTAAAAACTATGTTTCCACAAGTGCAAGTGCACTCGTAAATGGTTTTATTTCCGGTCTTTCTTACAGTTGCTTTCACAACCGTGAGTCTATTGAAAATAAGTCCTTCGATCATTTTGGGCTCCAGAAGATGTATGAGCGGTAATTTTACATGATCTCTGATTTTTTTCCGTCTCTCACAGGAAATTGATATGATTAGATTGCAGAATGGACTATCTTCCCTGTCAAATATCCCACAAGATGGGGGGAATTGATATGTTTGGACAACAATCCTTTGACCCTATGACGCAGGGTGATACTTATTCTCTAGGAGGACTGAATTACAAGATTGGTGGCACAGGATATGGAACAAAAGTCTACCAGCAATCAGGTGCTTCATGGAATCCTGTTACCGGAAATGGAACCGCGCCAGCAGCATTGCAAATATCAGCAGCTATTAGAGATCCGCGTTTGACCTCTTGGCTAACAACAGATGATCCAAACATCAAATACGACGACCTGATTCGATCAACATGGGCGAAAGACCCAACACAAGCTTTGGCGGTATATGGGCAACAAGCCGCCAGAAAGCCGGGTGGAGTTGATCCGACACCGGATAGTGCATGGTTTACAGATGAGAACTACTGGCCTTCTGTAATGGCTGGCTTTGATGGAAGTACGCCTGCATTGACGCAGTCAGTGAAAGAACTTGGGACAGCCACGCCACAGAATTTAGCAGCGTTAAATCAGTGGCGTTCCGATATGTCACCAGGAGCGCAACATGATCGCAATGATCCAGACAAGGGGCTATTTGGCGGTGGATTGCTTGGCATGGTTGCCCCTGTTGCGCTGGGAATTGCGCTTGGCCCTGCCGGACTAGGGTTATCAGGTATTGGTGGGGGCGCATTGGCGGGGGGCATTACCTCGGCTGTTAGTGGTGGAAACATTCTCAAGGGCGCTGCATTAGGCGGTTTGGGTGGCGGGTTAAGCAATTATGTCAACACCAACTTTTCTTCTAATCCGGCGTCTGGATTTGCTGGAGTTTCCCCTGCACAATTTGTATCAACAGCCGGAAAAACAGGCATCAATATGCTTGCTGGACAGGATCCGACTCAGGCATTCTTAGGTGGCGCTAGTAGTCTTGCTGGGACATCTGCTGCCAGCAACTTTGATAATACGTGGCTTAAGAATCTGGCGGGAACCACGGCTAGTACCGCAGTTCGTGGTGGAGATATTGGCAATGCCGCCATTGGTTCTCTATTGGGCACAACCGCTAAATTCGGAGCCAGCCAAATAGATAATAAGTGGCTGAAGGAATTGGCGCTTTCTTCACCTGGATTACTAGGGCAAGTAATAAATAATAATCAGCAACCACGGCAATCACAGAGTCGGCCACAACAGGCACAACAGGCTTCAGCACAAATGCCCAATTGGGTGCGTCAGGCTATGGTGGCTTTGGGACAAAAGGGATATAGTGAAGCACAGGCTAAACAGATGATTCAACAGAGAGGACGGGGTTAATTATGGCTAATTGGTGGGATTCCTATACAACAGATACGCCATCGTATCTTGACCTTAATTTAACGGGCGGGGGTGATACTTCTTCATTTTATAACCCTACTCAGATTGATTTATCCAACTCAGCACCACAAACAAGCTGGTGGGATTCTGTCAATTCGTATAACGACAACCCGACAACAAACTGGTGGGATACCCCCCAATACAATACGAATGTCACTACAACCCCGGCTCCAACCGGGGGCAATTGGTGGGATTCAATCGCCAGCAATGCCGGAACCCTTGCGAACACAGCCCTAAGCGGTTTAACCTCTGGTAGCGGATTGGCAACTCTCGCTGGTGGTTTGCTCGGCGGAATAAATGGATCAAAACAAACCGGCACACAAACCAGCACACAAGCCCCGTGGACGCCTCAACAGCCCTATCTGACAGATATGTTTGCCAAGGCCAAGGCGGCTTCTGATACAGGCTCTATGTCGCCTTATGAGCAAACCGCACTGACGGGTATGCAAGGGGTAGCCAACGGGCCGAAAACAAATCCGTATGCCGGTGTAGACAATCCCTACCTGACTCAGACCATCAACAATGCCTCACAAGACGCCATGCGTAACCTCATGCCCGCCTTTGACCAAGCGCAACATGCATCTGGTTCATTCGGGAATTCAGGTGTTGCGGAAACCTTTGGACGTTCTGCTGCTAACACGCTTGGCAACATTGCTACGAGTGCCCGGATGCAGGACTATGGAACGCAACAGCAACTTGGTGAAAACGCAGTCAATCGGTCGGTGAGTGCACTTGGCCCGCTGTATTCCGCCGGACAGAACAGCACGGCGAACCCCTGGACGAACATCAAGAATTACGGCTCGGCGATTACCGGAAGCTATGGCGGGACTTCTTCCCAGCCGATCTATACCAATCAGGCAGCAAACGTTCTGGGCGGTGGCTTGCTGGGTTCGCAAATTTATAAAAACTTGGGGCTTTAATCATGGCTGGGCTTCTGGATTACGCCTCATCCGTAGCGGGTGAAGCTAAAAAGAACGTGCAGGGATTATTAGCCGATCCTAAACAAGCCTTGAAGGATGTTTTAAATAACCTCACGTCAAAAGCCGCCGCTAGCCAAGCCAAAACAAAAGCAGCATGGGCTACCCGTGATCCAAAAATCATGGCACAGAACGCCTTGGATAGTTCGCAAACTGCGCTTGGGTTTGCCCCATTGGGAATAACCGCTTGGCACGGCTCCCCGCACAAGTTCGACAAGTTCGACATGAGCAAGATTGGTACGGGTGAGGGGGCGCAGGCTTATGGGCATGGGCTGTATTTGGCTGAACATCCAGCAACGGCGGAAGTTTACGCTTCAAAACTTGCTAATGGCGGCGCTATGCCAATGCCGCCAACTCCCAAAGATTTCATGGTTGATGGATCGAGGTATGTAAGGCAGGAAGGGGCGCTATTCAAGCAAGTAGGTGATTCCGCAGACTTGCTGCCAGTTGGCAAAGAAGAATATGGCGTATCACTTAGAAAAGCACAGCAAGTTTATGAAGATAAACTCAAAGCCGGCAACCTCTACAAAACCGACATCCCCGACGAAGCCGTAGCCCGCTTCCTTGATTGGGACAAGCCGCTGAGCCAGCAAGCGCCGGAAGTGCAGGCGGCGCTACAGAAGGCCGCAGAAATGCGAGCGCGTCAAACTGGAAACGGATTCGGAAAGCTAGACCCGGAGGCTATTGGCCGCACGATGGTTCCTACGCTTGGCGAGGGACGGCTACAGCAAGCAGGCATCCCCGGCATCCGCTACCTGGATGGCGGCTCACGCTCTGTCGGTCAAGGCTCAAGCAACTTCGTCGCATTCGATCCCGATCTAATCCGCATCCTTGAACGCAACGGACAGGCGACAGGAAATACCCCTTGGCAGCCGGGCGAATGGCGCGGCTTGCTTGGCAAATAACTAAAGGAAAACATAATGGCTGGATTACTCGACTTCGCTACTGACCCGCAAAGCGCCATGATAACGCAGATGGCCTTGGGCCTTCTCTCTGCCGGTGGCCCGTCCTCACGCCCTGTTTCTCTTGGTCAGGCTATAGGACAAGCGGGACAGCAGGGAATACAGGGCTACAAGGATGCGCAAAACAACCAGATGAATCAGATGAAGCTGGATGAGCTTAAAAAGCGCATGGCATTCATGCAAAACATGAATCTACAAAGTCCCAATCTTGCGCAGGATGCCTTGGGCGCAGGCGCGCTTGACCTCAAGGATTACCTGACGTTGCAGACTAAAGATAAACCGGAACTTGTTGAAGTCGATGATCCGACGAATCCTGGGCGCACGGTGAAGAAGTGGGTTATTCCGGGGAGGGCTGACGGCACGAATATCGGCTTTGCGCCGATGAAAGCGCCGGAAGGCATGCAGTATACCAACGGTCAATTAGTGGGCATACCGGGTTATGTGGATATGAAGAAGCAGATTGCCGCTGCTGGGCGCACAACGGTAAACAATAACAATTATCAGGAAAAGGAAGAAGACAAGGCGATAGGAAAGAATTTCGGGGAATTTTACTCCGACCTGCAAAAAACAGGATTTGCAGCCTCGGGAAAGATTGCCCGGTATGATCGTTTGGGGCAGTTATTGAATGGCGTACAGACAGGAAAACTCACTCCAGCCACGACACAAATTTCCGCACTTGCCGATTCTTTAGGAGTCAGCATTGACCCCAATTTGCCCGCCAAACAAGCGGCGGAAGCTCTATCGAATGAGGTAGCTTTACAACTTCGTAACCCTTCGGGTGGCGCCGGTATGCCGGGAGCCTTGTCAGACAAAGACAGGGAATTTCTTGTGTCCATGACACCGGGTCTTGGGAAAACCCCGGAAGGCAACAAAACTATTATTGAAACCGCCAAGAAACTAGCTAAACGCGAAATGGAAGTCGCCAAGATAGCGCGAGATTATCGAATGAAGAATGGGCGTATTGATGAGGGGTTCTATCAAGAACTTGCGAATTTCTCGAATGGAAATCCGTTGTTCCAAGATGCTCATTCTGCGCCGCCAGCGGGTAAGCCTAATGACATTCAGTCCGCCGCCGCCGCAGAGCTACTCCGTCGCAGAGGTAGAAAGTAATGGATTTATCAAAACTCTCCGATAGTGACCTGCAGCAAATCGCCAAGGGCGATCTTCGCATGGTGAGTGACCAGGGTTTAAAGATAATGGCGGGGGATTCCTATGTGGATAACTCACCTAATCCGCTATGGGATGCGCTCAAGTCCCTTCCTTCCTCGGCGGCTCGTGCCGGGGCCGGGATTGTTGGTTTCCCGCAAGTGCTTGGCGATCTGGCTGACAGGGCGGCGACAAAATTAACAAACCTTGTCGGCTACGATCAGGACAAAAGCCCCGTATTCGGCGCAATTGACCGGTTTGTTGGCAACAAGCTCGGCATCAATCTGAAAGACTCTACGCCTATATCCAAGCAATTAGGAATTCCTAATCTTGGCGACGTATCGCTGAGAGGGAATAAACAGCTCATGGGGCCGCTGTATCATGAACCGCAAACCGCATTAGGGCGTATTGCTGACTTCACTGCACAGAATGTGCTTGCTGGCGGAACCGGAAGCCGGGCATTATTGCAATCTGCCGGGCAGGGCGTAGCGGGGGGCTTACTGGGTGAGGGGGGAGACGCCCTCTTGGGAAATCCGGGCCGCGTGGCGGGACAAATGCTAGGTGTATTGGGCGCGGGGGTATTGCCCTCATTGCGTGGTACTCCGGGCAGTATTGCCAAAGATTCTTTTGCGGGAGTAACTGATACCCAGCTAGCACAGGCAAAGTCGCTGATGGATGATGCGGCAAAAACAGGAACCAAACTGACGGTTGCAGAGGCTGTTTCACAAGTCACCGGAGGCAATCCACTACAGCAAGTACAGCGATGGGCAGAGCAGGCTCCGAAAGGCAAACAGGCGTTTGATCCGATAATGAACGCACGACCGGAAGCTAATCGTATGGCGTTTGGCAATGCGGCTAACCAGATCGGCCCATTGCCTTTGGATATGGGGTCCACTCCGGCAAATCTTGCAAATGCAGGATCGGCAGCAATTACCAAGGCGCGGCAGGCGGGGAACGAGGCGGCAAAGCCATTTTATGATGTTGCCAGAACGCAGCAGATACCTGCAAACCAATGGAATGCACTGACGCAAGACCCAGCCATTCAAAAAGCATTGCAGGCAGTTAAAAGCGATCCGGTTTATCGTGTCGGGAATTCTCAGCCGGGAAGTGTGGAATGGTTGGATGCCGCTAAAAAGTTCGCTGACGATGCTTCCAGTAGGGCCATAGGCAGAGGCGAAAATAATGCCGCCTCAGTATGGGGTGGGGCCGCAAAAACCATTACGCAAACCGTAGATTCCAGCGTACCGGCATATTCCAAAGCGCGGGGGATTGTGGAACAGAACTACCGTGACGTTGTTGACCCCATGAAAAATAGCCCTGTAGGCGGGGTAGCGGATAGTATGCCCAAGGGAACCGCCGCAGAGACCGGACTCTCTACACAGTCCCGAGTATTCATGCCCCCATCGCCGGGAACAACGACTCCCGCATCCATTCGGCAGGCGGCAACGATTATAAATAAACAAAATCCATCTGCGCTACGTGACTTCACCCGGCAGAATCTGGAGCGTATTTTTAACGAGAAATCTCAAGATTTAGTAACTGGCGAATCTCAAGGGGGCGCGGCAAAATTTGCCGCTGATATTTCCGGAAACGTGGCTCAAAAAGCCAATCTTCAGGCGCTTGTCGAATCAACAGGCGGTAAAACCGCATGGACTGGATTTAATCGGCTATTGGATGTATTCCAAGCACAAGGCAAGAGATTAGCGCCCGGAAGCCCTACAGAAGCCAACCGGCTGCTTACCGGAGAAATGGCGACTAAATGGAGCAGCATCGCAGATAAGCCGTTAGAAATGCTGAACCGATGGAGAGTTCGTTCAAATGCGGAAGCGTTAGGTAATTTATTGACAGATCAAAATGGTATTGAGAAATTGAAAAAACTTGCTTTCACAAACCCGAACACCGCCAAGCGTACATTATTGGTAGGGGAGATTATGGGGGTTATGAATCCAGTCGATCCCACCAATGCTGAAACGATTCCGTAATGAACATGAATCCGGCAAGCAGCGTATTCGCCATAAAATAGATCAGGAATATCGCAACAACAATTCCAATAATTTCCATCTCTTCACCTCCCCAATACCCGCCCCGTGCGGGATTTTTCATTCTAACGCTGCGAAGCGCTGAAAGGATAACACAATGGCTGATGTTACCAGCACCCTCACCTCATGGAGTAGCACGGCGGCAAGTAATTTGCCCGCTAACTCTGCGGCGGTTGGCCCCAATACTTTAGCTGATAATCAGCGAGTCATTCAATCCGTAGTCAGAGCGGCATTAGCTGGGGATGGCACGATTGCTTCTGCCACAACGACGGATTTATCCACCGTCAATGATGGCGATATTACCGTTACCGGAACAACCACGATTACAGGGCTGGGCACACTGACCGCAGGAATAAAGAAGGTATTAACCTTCTCTGGCGTATTGACGCTTACCCACAATGCAACCAGCCTGATTCTACCCGGCGCTGCCAATATCACGACAGCGGCGGGGGATGTGGCGATTATGCGGTCGCTGGGTTCCGGTAACTGGAAGTGTGTTGCTTTCCAGCCTGCGGCGGGGAATGCCAAAGTCGGAGCTAATGCCGACATCACCAGCATGACCGGCCTGACTGCGCCAACGGTTGCCGCGAATCCTATACGCGCCACTGACCTGCAAGTGCAACTGACAACAGCCTTCACCACTGGCGGAACAGCGACAGCTTTTACTTTAACCCCGGCCCCAGCCATTACCGCGAATGCCGCTAATCAACGCTTCCGCGTCAAGTTCAACGCTGCCGCAGGCGCTACACCCACATTGGCTGTTTCAGGACTGACCGCGCTCAATCTGAAATACAAGGATTCGACGGGCACGAAACAAGCCATCACCGCGACACAGGTGCCTAGTGGATGGATCAGCGATGTCGAGAATGACGGCACAGACTGGGTGGTGCTGGATGTTCCGCTCGCAGCGGCACTGCAAGGGGCGAACCAGTCACTTGCCGCATCTGGCTACCAAAAATTGCCCGGCGGGCTGATTATCCAGTGGGGATTAAATCAGAGCCGCACACCATTCTCGCTGCCTATTGCATTCCCGACAGACAAGTTTATATCTATTGGCATACACACTGGCAGTGGGAGCTCGGTAAATATCATCCACGATTTGAATTATCGAACTAACCTGACGACAGACTCATTTCTTGATTCTTATAGCAGCGCTATCAATGTGATCTGGTTTTCAATAGGGTATTAAGGAGGAAATCATGTTTTACTCAAAATCAACTGGCGGCTTCTACGATGTCCGATTTCACGGCAATAACATCCCCGCCGATGCCGTAGAGATCACCATCGAAGAACATGCCGCGCTGCTTGATGGGCAGCGTCAAGGCAAGCTCATTGCCGCTGATGGGGACGGCAGGCCCGTGCTGCAGGATCAGCCACCGATCACTGGCAACGCGCTGATCCTGTCACAGATCGCCACGCTGGAAGCCACCATCAGCGAACGCAGAAAACGCGAAGCCATCCTCGGCATCGACAGCGGTTGGCTGGCAGACGTGAATGCACAAATCGCCGTACTCCGGGCGCAGATGCAATGAAGATCATCGAGGGCTGGCGCTCCGACCCCGAGCGCCCACTGACCGACCCGCTGCCGGAAAAGAAGTGGTCTGTCGTGCTGCGCTTCTACGGCGGCGACTGGCTTGACCCGATCGGTATCGGCACCAACTGGTTCACGCCGCCGTTCCCAACGCGCATCCTCCATCTTTGGTGGCCGCTGTGGCTATCCTACGTGTTGTTCGCGCTGGCAACCGTGGGGCTGCTGGCGACCTTCATATGCGCCCCGTGGTGGGCATGGCCGCTGGCCTTCGTGCTGTGGCTGCTGACACCCGGCAAGTTCATCGCGTGGCGGTTTGACAAGCGCAGCGGCTATGCGGGCAGCAAGGCTTACGGCGTCGATTCGCCCATCTACGCAACATGGCTATGCGACCCCAAAGAAGTTTACGACGGCAGCCTGGCTACGTGCCTATCGATACGGCCATTTGCGAATGCGGTTAAAGGCTGACTATTTTCACTTGAGGAGCAAGCCATGCAGATACAACAAGTCACCCACGACACAACCTACGGCATCGTTTCCGGTGCGCTGGCTTCTCTGTCCACACTCTTTGTTGGCGCAGACCCGGCAGGGCTGACGCTGGGGCTGTTTGCGGCGCTGCTGATGACCTTCTTTATGGGCAGCATCGACAGCCGAACCAAGGCGTTTTGCGGGGTGCTGCTGGGTTCCATGCTCGCCGGATTCGGCATGCCGGTGGTCGCCAGCATTATCCTTGGCTTTATGCCGGGGCTGAAGGATGTCATGACCTCGTTGAAACCGCTGGTGTCGATTGGCATTGGCGGGGCTGCACCGATGCTGGTTCCCGCAGCCATAGAAGCCGCGAAACGCTGGATTAACAATTTGGTAAGGGAGGCAACATAAAATGGATTGGCTGGCGATCAGTCTTGCCTTGGGCATTGCCATCAAGGTAGCCTGTCTGGGTGCGAAGTTCGACGAAGCCGCGTGGGGAGCGCATCGATACCGCATGTTCTTTCTCGTCGTTTCAATCGTGGGCGTAGCTGCCTCATCGTTCGATCTGGCGATGGGCGAAGAAGCCGCGAAGTATCCTCTCCTGCTGTCCATCCTGGTCTGGATGACGCTGGATAGGCATCTGTTCCGCCCGAACAAATGAGCCGATTTGATGATTGCCTGTCTCACATCCTCAAGTTTGAAGGGGGATTTGTCGACCATCCTGCGGACAAGGGTGGTGCTACAAACAAAGGCATCACCCAAGCCGTGTATGACGCTTACAGGAAGACCAATAGGCGCAGTGTGAAGTTCATCGAAGATAATGAAGTCAGGGATATTTACCAGTCGAATTATTGGTTCCCTGCCAAGTGCGCCATCCTGCCTATCCCTGTCGACCTAGTCATATTTGACTCTGCTGTCAATCATGGGGTGAATCGGTCAGCAAAGCTATTACAGGAAGCTGTCGGGGTTACCGTGGATGGTGTCATTGGACGTATTACAATGGATGCAGTGCGGGAGATGGAACCAGACCAGGTGGCCGAGGACATTATTTGCTCCCGCCGTGAATTTTACAGGCGAATTGTGGATGCGAATCCTGAACAAAACGTGTTCCTGAGAGGCTGGTACAATCGGCTGGACTTGCTGGCGAAGGCGTGCAATCTGGATGCAGAGGGGGAAATTTGACGACTATCGACTTAATCAAAGCCATCCCCACACCCTATATGCTCGCAGGGATCGCAGCATTAGTGCTTGCTTCAATGGGGTTTGGATGGGTTAAAGGCGCTCACCATGAAGAGTTAAAGGCCGCCAAGTTTGAAGCCGCTATAGAGGCTATTGGCAAGGCTCAAGCAGAGCGCACGAAAGAGATCAACGCACGCAATATCAAATTGAAGGAGCAAGCCGACCATGAAAACAAACGTACCATTGATAGCCTGCGCGCTGATATTAAACGCCTGCGCAACGAACGTGCCAGTACCAATTTCTTGCCCCCAGCCGCCCCCGGTGCCAGCCGTCCTGAGCTTGCCTGTTTCGATAGAACCGAGCTTGAGCGAACGCTACAACAATTCGATAACGAAGTTACGGGACTCATTGCAGAAGGCGATGAAGCAACCGTGAATTTGGACACTGCGAAATTATGGGCGCAGGATAGATGACTTTCAGTCACCAATTCTAAACTCGCAGCAAAACACAATTATCACTGGCGGCGTCATCCAGTGCGCAAATTCGCCAGTTGATCCTGAAGTCCTTCTTTGGCAGTCTTCACACCCTTCGCGCCAGCCTTCTATATTGTCACCGACGCCTGCGCATCGTGCGACATCGTTTGGAAGATTCACTTTTGTTTCCTTTCACGCGGAGCACTATTCCAGGCTTCGACTGCCAGCTTCTTGCATTCTTCAGATTCAAGTTGGTTGTAGTTAGTGCGAAACTCGATCATCCATTCCCCACAGCAATTAGGTTTCACTATAGCCCACTTACCACCTTGACCGGCATCACAGATTTGAACATCTGTGGGCGTCTTGCCGCAAGGGCATTGGGCTAAATATTTCTGTTGTGGTTCCGCTGGAATACACACGCCAACACACTCCCCCTCTGGGTAGTTGCAGCCGCTTGGTGCGTGTTGGCAGGTTCCGGCTGTGGTTGTAGTGTTTTTCGCGCTCAAGGTATCAGCCTTTCCTGACCTGCTGCCTCAAGCCATGACAGGCTGTGCATCATCATGTGAGGTTATGCAGATCATACATTCGTCCTCTTTCTGGTACTCATCTTGGCAGACTGGGCATACATACCAAGCCTTTACCCAGTGACACCTGCATTCTGCCGCCTCATCCTCACTGTCGTAATACTTACCGCAGGCCGTGCATTCCCATACTCTTTTAGGTTCCATGCTGTTTCCTTTCAATACTCGTGAATTACCTCGCCCTAAAGGACGAGGCTTCCAACTTCAACGGCACGAGCAAGCACAGAGGACTTTCGTCCTTTGCCTTGGCTGACAGTGCCTCGGTTGGCAGTACCGGCTATTCCAGCCGCTATCATGCGCTGTGCTTCGAGGCGGATATTTTGGGCGGCATTTTCGTCACGATCGTGCAGGATGCCGCATTTATCACACCGCCAAGAGCGGATATTCAAAGGCATGGAGGCTTGAACGTGCATACAGCAAGAACATGCTTTGGAGCTAGGGAAGAACCGGTTCACCTTGATGAATCCTTTGCCTGCTCGCGCAGACTTGTATTCAAGAAATCCGGTGAACATACCCCAGCCAACGTCTCCGATGGCTTTGGAAAGGCAATGATTCTTCATCATCCCCTTTACATGCAAATCCTCGACGGCAATGACTTGGTTTTCGTCAACCAGTCGCCGAGAAAGTTTGTGCAGCCAGTCCTTGCGCGCATTGGCCGTATGTTCATGCGCTTTTGCGACAAGTATTCTGGCTTTGTTTCTGGTGTTGCTTCCCTTCACCTTACGGGAAAGTTTCTGTTGCTTCCGTTTCAGGTTGCTTGCCGCTCTTGCCAAATGGCGCGGGTTGTCAAACTTCGACCCGTCGCTGGTGACAGCAAGATGCATGAGGCCAACGTCAATGCCGATCATCTTGCCATCGTAGGAAACGGCAGGGGCGGCAACGCCGGTTTCAGTCAGCACCGAAGCGAAGTAGCGACCGGATTTGTTGCGGCTTACAGTGACGGTCTTGATCGTTCCGGCAATCTCGCGATGCACTACGGCCTTGACATGCCCCAGCTTGGGAAGAAATATCTTGCATCCTTCTACAATCTTCACACCCTGAGGATATTGGATAGACTGCTTGCCATGTTTCGATTTGAAGTTCGGGTACTTTGCACGGCGCTCAAAAAAGTTCACGAAGGCGCGGGACATGTTCAGGCTGACGGATTGCAGCACCTGACTATGGGTTTCTGCAAGCCATTCGTATTCCTTTTTTAGTTCGGGCAATCTCTTGTTCAAAGCAAACTGTCCAAGACCCTTGCCGGTTTCTTGATATACTTTTTGAGTTTCGGCAAGGCTGTTGTTCCACAACCACCGCGCACAGCCAAACGCCTTGGCAAGAGATTCTTCTTGCTTGGGGTTTGGGTAGATGCGGATTTTGGTAACTATTAACATGACTTTAATATACACTGATTTAACAGTAAGTCAAGAGCACGCCTTATATCCCCGGCCTGAAGGCCAGGGTTTTACGGCGATTTCCAATAAGCGTCGCCTAGTGCGTACCTTCGCAGTTGCTCAGAAAGCCAAAGCGCGTCTTTGCGATCCATTCGTGACGAACGAACCAGCAACACCCCAAATCCGTCATACCCGACCCCCAGCGCTACGAGAGCAAGCCACTTGACAAGCGTAGGCAAGCCGCTCAAGATCTTCGGCGCCGCTGACTTCTGCGTTGGGCGTCAATTCGATTGCCACGCACGCTATCTCAATATCGAGCGTCCCAAACACGTCAAGTATCGCCGCCTTGTAGGTGCTGCCGAAGGTGGAACCATGTTGACGCTTAAACTTCGAAATCCGTCCAGCCATTCGGTGCTGTTTTCCATAGCCTTTGCTCAACACCACCTCCCGCCCGACAGCGCATGTTTTCTCGTTCCAGCGCGGGCCGTACCGGCGCAGTTCTTCGCGCTTGCTGCCATCAGCAAACGCCTCGTAATATTCTGTTTTCAGTGGCACAAAAAGCGGTTTCATCGCGCACTCCGTAGTTATCGTTTCCGCCCAACCCGGCGGTCAAGCGGGAGCAGCTAAAGCGGCCCCCTTACCCCTTCAGTTATGCCTCACGCTCGCCGTGGCTCCAGCGCCGACTTTCAAGATGGCGTCCCACAGTCCGCGCCGAAATACGTCGGGCTGGTTTGCTTCAAGCCACTTCGTTATAGCGGTGAGCGCTTCTGTGGCCTCTATCCCGTGGCGCAGCAATCTCGCGGCAACATCCATATCTGCTGCGCTACCGGCTTCGGCCTTGTTCATCTGTTCCTGCCACTTCATCAACTGGTTTATGTGTTCCACTTTTGTCTCCATCCATGAGGCATAACCCTACGCTCAACCTGGACCGTCCGCAAGCGTCCGGCCCCTTATCTCTGCGTTGGGCCTCATCAGTTCCGCAATCCGCGTATTCCCGTCTCCGCCGTATGGGATACAGTCGTCATCCCATCCCTCTGGCAATTCCGATGGGGAAAAAACCTCTACAGGAAATCCGGCCTCCAATGCTGCATCACGTACAATATCTCGCTGAGTTGATGTGTTGGTGGCAACATCAAGCGCATCACGTTCGGTATCCGCTACAACGACGATGGAGGTTGTCAGTTCGATTCTGTACAATTTTTGCATGTCTTTCTCCGTGGTTAAAATCCGCCCAACCCGGCGGTCAAGCGGGACGTGCCGATAACATACCCGGCCCGCCAAATACCATCGCGCCGAGTCCGCCTTGTTGCAGCCCTTGGTAGTTGTTCGCTTGCTGGCCTTGGTATGCCGCCATCTTCGCAATGTTGGCCTGCACCATCTTATTGTAGGCGGCTCGCTGCTCTGCGGTTTCTTCTTCCATCATCTTTGCCAGCCGCTCCCAGTTGGCTGCCGCCCAAGCAACAACCGCGTCCCGCTTCTCGTCGCGCTCTCTTACCGGCTTTCGGTGCGCAGCACAAAGGTCGCCCCACCGCGCCTCATGGTTGGTCACTGGCTCAAAATGGACGCCACATTCCTTGCAAACGCTGTGTTTCGGTTTCCACCATTTCATCGTTTTCTCCTCAAAGATGGCTAACTCATCATTCCACAGGCGCCCCGCGATAAAGCTGCGGGGCGCCTGTGAATTCAGGCGTTCGGCGTCTCAAATGCGGCCGTGCATTTGTCTTCGTCACCGCACCATGTCTTACAGCATTCGCCGCCGTTTGCCTCATCAGCGCACGACCACGCAACGAGCTTCGGTGGCATAGGCGCTGTGGTTCGTGCCTCGCACTCCCTCGGCAATCCATCGTGTGTGCACATGTCCTTGCCGCAGTAGTAGCAATAATCGCTTCCGCCAAATGGGTGGCATTTCATCGCATCATTCCTTTCTTCGTTTCAAAAGTCGGCGCTGGTGACACGCCGAACTAATCAATCAACCCGGACGTGCCGCAAAAGCGCGGCACGCCGGTTATTTCAGCCGTTATGCACCATTGTTCTGTGCCCTGCGCTTCTCGTGCAGTTCCAAAATACGCTTCATGTCGCCAGCAAGTCGCAGCGAGTGGCACGACGAGCACACCCTGTTTATGAGTCGCCCCATTCGCTCCCTGTCTGGCACGGTTGCGGGTTTCTCTCCGCAAATCTCACACATCTTTTTTGCCATGCTCATTCCTCCGTCTGTTGCATAACTATGCCTTCAATTCGGCTTCAAGCGCATTCGCACGGCCAGAATCTTCTGCGCCTCGTATTTTGCTGCGTCAAGACCAATGCTGGGCGGTACATTATTACCGCATCCAACCATCACCAAAGGCGCAACCACAACCACAGTCACAGCGGCCAGTACGCACTTAAGGCTAACATTGCTAAAAAAATAAAACGCAGGCAAGGCTATCGCCAGAGGCTGCGCAATCGACTGAGATACACCCCAATAATCAATCAATGAGTAGGATGCAAAAATACCCATAATTGAGGCCGCTAAAATCTCTAAACCAAAAAGTATCATTTTTCTCCTTTCGGGGCGTGCCCAGCGGGACCGTCCGCAAGCGTCCGGCACCTTATCTCTGCGTTGGGCCTCAGTCTGCACTCCGCTATGAACTTGTCGAGCGTCGTGCGTAATTGCATCTCTCCGGCCCCGCACCACGTAGCGCGCAATTCGCGCAGTCGGCAAAGTTCCACGCCAGCAGCAGCGGCAAGCATCTCTAGCCCTGGCTTAACGTCCCTAGTGCCATCATCATTCCGCATGGTGCACTTCTTCATCACATGCATTGCGTTCGTCAATTCAAAGTCCGTCGGCTGATTGAACCTCCCCACGGCTGAAGCCGGGGGATTCCGGGAGTTGTCACGCAACATGGCGTAACTCCTGCATCGAGGGCTGCACCAGCCCCAAGACCAGCGTGTTAATGGAAGAATTCTGACGACGCCTACGCTGTGCAGAATTAGCGCATATTCTGCATTCTCTTTTTCCGCTCTTGCGTATCATTGTAGATTCTGGTGTCCATGGATGACCAAACCCACATGCAAACTCAAGATTCGCGTATCGCGTGGCACTTCGTTTTACAATAGTTTCGTGACTGAGTTTTTTTCCTTTATGTTTAGCAGCGATTTTATCTTTTGTTTCTTGACTAATTATTCTGCCAATTCTAGCCAAACCCATATTTTTACAAGCTTCAGGCGTATGTTTTTTCCCAAGTAGAGAAAGGCGTATTTGTTCACGTTGTTTTTTACTTATGATCTTGCCTCTATGTGCATCACCAATTCTTTCCCGCCATTCTGGTGACATAACCACTCCTTTTCTGGATTTGCTCATTTTAAATCTTGTTTCTTCACTATGATGCGCACCTAACATAAAACCAGGCCCGGCAATTAGCGAAAGATTAAATTCACAATGACCAGTTGAACGCTCTTGATCCATCCAAAACTGTTCCGCAATCGTCATTGAGATTTTTAAAGACTGGTTATCTATTTCTCCTACAGAAAATGATTGAAGAATTTCTACTTCAAAAGCATCTTTTCCATATTTTTGGATAGCCGCTTTTAATTTTGGGCATTTGCTTTGTTTATAACAATGCTCATTCATTCGTCTCTTCAGATCAATTGTTTGGCCAATATAAGTTTTACCAGTAAATACGTGCCGAATTCTATAAATACATGGCCACAGCCAGTCGTTAAGCTTGGCTTCATTGGTTGCGCTCAACCTGAGCTTGACTTGATGTTGGATCACAGTTTCATCTCCTTTAGCGCAGCTTCGACTGCTCCGCGAATGAATTCACTCATAGGGATGCCAAGAATCGCACATGCTTGCTTGACGCGCTTTAGCATCTGCTCTGGAAAATAATAGTTTGTTCGTTTCATAATGCACACATTTAAGCACATATTGAGGATAATGTCAAGTGCATTCGCTCACCCCATAGATAAATCTAGGGGATTGCGCTCACATCCCGTTCATTTCCCTTTCAGATAAAGGTGAGTTCGTTGACTGTTGCATAGCTACTATTGTCTGCCATTTTCCATCTCTTTCGTTACCTTGTATTTCAGCCAGTCAAGAATATCCAGCTTGACACCAGTGATATGGAAGTCACGATATTCTTTGCCCCTGATAATGTTTACTATCAGATTTCTAGTATGAGGGTTGTCTGTAAGCAGAACGATCAACGAGTCGATGATGTACTCAGGATCAACAGCCCTACGTTCGACTTCGGCCTGTATCCTTTCTTCCTTCCATTTCAGTGCATCCTCAAGGTCTGACAGCTCTCGTTTAGTTAATTCTGGCGGGTTGATGGGCTGTTCTGGTTCGCTTAGATTAAACATTGTCATTCTCCTTTTCAAGTATTTCATCGTTCACCGTGTCACCAGCTCCGACTTTTGCTAGCACGTCTTTCAAGCGTTTGAGCGTGCAAATGTCGCCATCCGCCAAGTACCCGTTTTCGTCGAGCGTCAGCTGTATCGCTGTCACCAAATCGCAGCATTGTTGTGCGTATTTCGCCGCCGTTATCCGTAGCGAAATGATGTGCGCTGGCCACGGCCCATCTGGATGGCCTAAATCACCTTCAGGCGGGCTAATCCAGCTATCAAGCGCAGCGTCCGAAATACCGGCGCAGGCATTCACGCACGCGACGATTCGCCTGGCATCGGCCATGCGCCCGTCTGACACCATAGCGATTCCCTCCTCGCTGGCGCTTTCGATCCAAAAAAACTCACCTTTATTGTCGGGGGCTGCATCGACTCGCCACGGCTCTGCTGTGTGCTTCAAGTCTCCTCCTTTCACCGCTTGCGCAAGTGCGCGAAGGCGTTTGATCTCGTTTGCTGCATCAGCTTTCAGCGTCTGTATCTCAATTACATTCTTGCGTTCTGCGGGCGTTTTCGGCTGTAGCTCAAACCTCGCAGGCCATACAGATTGCAGTCGTTCAATTATGTCCATTTCAGTATCCCCTTTGAGTCTGCTAAACCTTAATTTCCAGCCGATCATTCTTTACCAGGTGAGCGCCTTGCACGTCATGTCCATCATTGAGCGCCTTCTTGATAAGCGCCTTGTCCGGTTCATATCTTGCTGGAATCTCACGAAGGTAATCCGCTGGCAATTTATCCAGATCATCGATAACCACACTGACATCGCGCTCAGGGTAAAGCTTGGCCTTGAATGTGCCATCCAGTGCCTTGATCTCGGTAATGCCAGTTCTTTGCATGTTGATTAACAAGTAATCATGCAAAGCATCTGCCCTTGATTGCAGGGCTTTCGCCCGTTTTGCAATCCTGTCGGCAGTACCCTTGACCATATCGGCTTCCGCTTGCAGATTGAGGATGACAGCAGATACTGCCCGAACTTTTTCCTCTACCGGCCATGCCTCTGCCTCTAGTGTGTCGGAAAGCGTCTGTTCATCTATATCAAGCTCGGCTAATTGCTGTGCCGTGGCGAGATATTGGGTGGAAATTTCATAGAGATTTGCCATAATCAAAAGTCCGGCTCATCATTAAAATCAGGCGGGATGGGAATATCCCCACCTTGCCACTCAGGGGCCTTCTTGATAACTTCTTTCAATTTTTCGTGGAACCCGTTAAAAATGGTCATATCCGGGTCATCCAAGTCGAACAAGATATTTTCATGCACCGGAACAGGTTTGACGTTCTTCAGTGCACCCGGCAGGGGAGTTAATCCGGCGACATTGCTATAGGTCTTTCCGTTGTTTTCAGTAGAGACAACGTTGACCATGCAATAGGCACCGACAAGTTTAGATACATCAAATGCATTGGCTTCCTCTTCGGTAAAATCCCTTCCTCGCCATGCTGCCAGATCACGCCTGAGTGACGATTTTTCATGCAAACTGACCGTATATCCTTTGCTGATTGTTAAAGGCATGGTGCGTCCGTTAATGTCGATTGTGAGCGGATTACCTTGCTCATCATCCCCGAACAATTCCCACGCGATGCGGATTTTATGCTGTCGTTTTTCGCCAAATTGTCCATTGGTTGTTTGCGTGCCAAGGTCGACCAAGCTAAAGCACCGACCAATGTAAGCCCCCGGCGGTACACGCTTAAAGTCACCACCACCACTATCTTTCGCGATAAATCCCACTTGTATTTCTCCTTGAAATTCCCGACTTCACCGGGGCGGGGTGCCCGTTACTGACATTTTCTTCTTCCGTTTTCATTACTAGATTGAAAAATTCTTGTTCCTCTTGCTGTCCCATTTGCTGCCAATACTGCATTCCACCGTCATCATCCACTTTCAAATTCCCCAGATAAGCGAAATAACATAGCCAACGAGGACAACAATGAAAACCTTGCCGTCACGCATCGGCCTGATCCATTCGGCCAGTCGCATGAGGGTAATCACAACACACCCCTCTCAGCCTCTTTGGTTACCTGATGAGTAATCCAGTCCCTGACATCCAGCCTGATATTTGCAAGGTTAATTCCACGGTCGCCATGCCCCATGATCAAATCAGCAAAATACTTCATCGTTTCCGCGTTATCTGCCATAACAACTTGTAGAGCATCAATCACATACTCAGGATCAATCATGCGCATGTAAACAGCATCCTCGATCTTCTTTTCCTTCCAGCGCCGCACTTCTTCAATCGCGGCCTTTTCTCTTTGGGTTAATTCAGGCTCATCTACTGGTTGCTCGATTAAATCAAACATGGTTTATCTCCTTTGGCTTGGTAAAATCTGCAATGGCCCGCTTGACGGCATCCAGCAATTCCTTCCGCTCGGCTTCTTTTCGATAGATGCAATTACAGGTGCATCTAATTGGCTGTGGTTGCTGTTGCTGTTGATTGATCATGTCGGCTCCTTGGTTAACTTCCCAGCAGACGATTCACGCGGTCTTGCGTAGATATTGAGTGGTGACGAAGATGTTTCCAATTCCCGTTCTTCTCTCTAATCTTCTTTATTGTTCCAACACTAACCCCGAATTTCTCGGATAGAGACTTCGCCATTTGTTTCGTCAGTATTGGCAGTTGTAATACGTGTATCACTTGTTCATCCTTCAAAATAGCTCTGCCGCAGGACTCACCCCGCCTAATTTCAAACTGGAAAATGGTTTGAGCTCTGCGGCCTTTCATTGCCATATCATTCATGTTGTCTGTATGTGTTCCGAGAAACAGGTGAGATGGATTGACGCATCTTGGGTTGTCGCATTTATGCAAGACAAACAAACCAGTCGGGATATCTCCAAATGTCATCTTGTATGAAACTCGATGCGCCCCAACCGTTTTGCCATTGATAGTAAAGTTCCCGTATCCAGTGGAAGAAATGGCACCACACCATTCCCAGCACGAGTTGTCTTTTGTTTTGCGTACCTTATTCAAGAACCTTTCAATTTCCATCTCCATCTCCATCTCCATCTCCATCTCCATCTCCATCTCCATCTCCATCTCCATCTCCATCTCCGTATCCGTATCCGTATCAGTATCCGTATCCAACTGCCAGCGCATTCAAATTCTTTGCTACTCCTGCTCTTGCTGTATCCCGGTAGTTCTTGTTTCGCCTCACGCCTTACGAAGTAGAGGGCTGTCTTGGCTAACTCGATGCCGCGCTGGGCGGTTTTTCCGGTCACGGTGTTTTGTGAGTGGGGACATTAAACACCAAGTTTAAGAAATTGTCAAACATTTTGTTAAATTAATTGTTTGACAATTTCTTAAACTTGGTGTTTAATGTGGACATGGATGATAAAGAACGCATTGAATCGTTAGGTGGAGCGGCAAAAGTCGCACAACTTCTTGGCTACAGCAAAGAGAAGGGCGGCGTCCAGCGCGTCCATAACTGGATTACGCGAGGCATACCGTACAAAGTAAAATTCGAGCATCCCGAACTGTTTTCGACCCAAAACCGCCGCGCTGGCGATACGGTAAAGGCTGATATTCATGGCTGAAATGGTTGTATTCATCTTGCTCATTTTACTGATTGGAGCGCTCGTGCTCATGTTCA